TATTTTAAAGGTTATTGTTACCAATAAAACAAATCCATATTGGTTTGATAAATTTATAGAAAATATCGAACAACAAAACCCTGTTGAATTACAAATTGTTGAAGATCATTTGAATCTAAATCTTGAAGACGATAAAGATATAGTAAACGAAGCTGAATCCACGTTGAACATATTCAAAAAATATATTCAAAATTATGAGCTAAAAAATATTCCAAGAGACAAACTGGAAAATGTAATAAATGAATTATATCATGAGGCTTTAGAGGTAGAATGATTTCTATAGAAAAACTAAAATGGAAAAATTTTTTATCAACTGGTAATGTATTTACAGAGATTGATTTTAGTAAAAATAAAACAACATTGGTTGTTGGTGAAAATGGATCAGGAAAATCAACCATTCTTGATGCACTGTCATTTGTTTTATTTGGTAAAGCTTTTAGAAAGATAAACAAACCACAACTATTGAACTCTATTACACAGAAAAATCTATTAGTGGAAATTCAATTCTCTATAGGTTCAAACAAATACAAAATTATACGTGGTATAAAACCAGTTATTTTTGAAGTGTATCAAAATGGTTCTTTATTAAATCAATCTGCTGAGATGAAAGATTATCAGGATATTCTTGAAAAGCAGATTATTAAAGTAAACCATAAATCTTTTTGTCAAGTAGTTATTCTTGGTTCTGCTACATTTCAGCCTTTTATGCAATTAACAACTGGTCAAAGAAGTGAGATTGTTGAAGATTTATTAGACCTTGAAATTTTCACTAAAATGAACAGTCTTCTCAAAGATAAGATACTCGTTAATAACGAATCTTTGAATAATTCAAATACGAATAAAAAAGTCATTGAAGAACGTCTAAAACTTACAAAAGAACATTTGATAAAACTTCAGCAGAACAACGATCAATTAATTGAAGATAAAAAAACAAGAATTGTTGAGACAGATGAACAACTTGAATTTTTAAAAAATCAATTGAATGGTTATAATGAAACTGTAAAAAATCTGTCAGAGTCTATTCAGGATCATGATAGTTTAAAATCCAAACTTAAACAGCTTGACTCATTACAACACAAAATACAAGCAAATAGAGATTTGTTGAATAAAGAATTATCTTTCTTTCATAAAAATGATGATTGTCCCGTATGTAAACAGAATATTGACAAGAAATTCAAAGCTGATATGATTGAAGATAAAACAACAAAGTTATCAGAAATAGATGAAGGTTTGAATAAGTTATTATCTCAATATAATGAAGTTCAAGATAGAATTGATGAAATATTGAAAATAAACAACGAAATAAACGAAAACAAATTAAACATACACCAAACAAAAACAAAAATAATATCATTAAACGATTATAAAGATTCTCTTCAAAGTGAAATTGATAGTCTTAAAAAAGTAGAAACAAATGATGGTGATATTCAGATAAAACAACTTGAAGAACAATTGGAAGATTGTAAAAATGAATATAATCAATTGGTTGAAAATAAAAATATCTTAAATGCTGCTGCCATTATGTTGAAAGATGGTGGAATCAAGTCAAGAATTATAAAACAATATGTTCCAATATTTAACAAATTGATTAACAAATATCTATCAAATATGGAATTTATGTGTCAATTCGAACTTGATGAAACGTTTAAAGAGACTATCAAATCAAGATATAGAGACGAGTTTTCTTATGAATCATTCTCTGAGGGAGAGAAAGTCAGAATTAATTTAGCTATACTATTTACATGGAGAGCTATAGCCAAACTTAGAAATTCAATAAACACAAATATTTTAATAATGGACGAAGTATTTGACTCTTCATTAGATTCTAATGGGATAGATGAATTTCTAAAAATGATAAATGATATAACCTCAGATACAAACGTGGTGATTATAAGTCATAAAACAGATCAACTATATGACAAATTTGACAAAGTAATTCAGTTTAAAAAAGTTAAAAATTTCTCAAGGATTGTGTGATGGAACTAGTAAATTATAAAGACCCAGTATTAAAAACACCATGTCAGAGTGTGGATTTTAACAATTCACCTTTTGATATCTTAGAATTTTCTAAAGAATTGGTTAAATTCATGTATGATAACAACGCTGTTGGTTTGGCAGCGAACCAAGTCGGTGTCCCATACAGAATTTTTGCCATGCGTGGTCAACCAGAGAATTTTGTTTGTATCAATCCAAGAATAGTTCATTTTTCTGAAACTGATATTCTTTTAGAGGAAGGTTGCTTGACTTTCCCTGGTTTATATGTTAAGATCAAGCGTCCTCAACACGTAAGAGTAAGGTTTAATACACCTAATGGTGATGTTATGACTAAACAATTTACTGGAATGACTGCAAGAATTTTTCAACACGAAATGGATCACTTAGACGGTGTTGAATTTTTCAGACGTGCTAACCTCTATCATCGTCAACAGGCTTTTAAGAAAAGAAATAGGAAATGAACATCTTTTTTATCTCAAATAATCCCCAACAAGCAGCCGAGTGGATGGTTGATAAACATGTTGTGAAAATGATTCTGGAATCAGCACAACTTTTGTCAACTGCTCATCGTTTTCTTGATGGTGAAGAAATTGAAGGTAAATCTGCTTCTGGTAGAAAGGCTCGTCGTTGGGTTCTTAATGACGCAAGAGAGAATGTATTGTATGCAGCAACACATATCAATCATCCCTCTGCTATTTGGTGTCGGCAGTCAGTTGAGAACTATACTTGGCTTGTTGATCACTTTTTTGCACTTATGAACGAATACACATTTCGTTATGGTAAGCAACACGCTTGTTTTGGGGAATTGAGTTATATGCTTCAATCTCCCCCTGAAAATCTAGAAAATTGGGATTGGACAACTCCTCCATCAGCAATGGATGAAAAGTATATCATCAGTGATGATCCAATTATCAATTATCGTAATTATTACAAACTGGGAAAGGCAAATATGCATTCCTGGAAAAATCGTCAACCCCCAGAATGGATCATATAAAATGAGTAATGTTTTTAAAGATGTGCTGGATTTTCATTCAGCGTTTGGACTAAATATTGGTACACATCCTCAAATTCCAGAAGATATAAATGAAAGAACTCTTCGAATGGATTTGTTGGAAGAAGAATATAATGAATATCTTGTAGCCGAAGAAAAGGCAGACATAGTTGGAATTGCTGATGCTCTTGGGGATATGATTTATATTATTTGTGGAACTGCTGCTTCATATGGTATTCCATTACAAGAAGTATTTGAAGAAATCCATCGTTCAAATATGGCAAAACTGGTTGATGGTAAAGTTATCAGAAGAGCAGATGGTAAGGTTTTGAAACCAGAAGGTTGGAAACCTCCTAATATCGAATATATTTTAAAAAAACATAATGTTGGAGGCAATATTTAATGGAAATTAATGTTTCTGTAGAAGAATTAAGAAAAGGTAAATTATTTGTAGCAACCCCAATGTATGGGGGTCAATGTGCAGGGATGTTTGCTAGGTCTATTTCCGATCTATCAGCAGTCTGTGCTCAATATGGTATTCCTCTTCAATTCTATTTTCTTTTTAACGAATCTTTGATTACTCGTGCGCGTAATTATTGTTGCGATGAATTTATGCGCTCTGATGCAACACATTTGATGTTTATTGACTCTGATATTGGTTTCAATGCACAAGATGTTATTGCACTTATGGCTCTACAAAGAATGGAACCAGAAAAATATGATATCATTGGTGGTCCATATCCAAAGAAATGTATTTCATGGGAAAAGATTAAACATGCTGTAGATAAAGGTGTTGCAGATCAAGACCCAAATGTTCTTGAACGTTTTGTTGGTGATTATGTGTTTAATCCAAAAAATGGTCAAGGACAAATTGCTATTGCTGATCCATGTGAAGTTCTTGAAATTGGCACAGGATTTATGATGGTAACAAAAAATGCCATGCAAAAATTCTTCGATTCTTATCAGCAATATATGTATAAACCAGATCATGTTCGCACTGAACATTTCGATGGTTCCCGTGAGATCATGATGTTTTTCCAAGCAGAAGTTGATCCAGAATCAAAACGTTATCTTTCAGAAGATTATTGGTTTTGTCAGAAAGCACAACAGATTGGATTGAAGACATGGTTGTGTCCATGGATGAAAATGAATCATGTTGGTAGTTATATCTTTGGTGGATCATTGGCTGATTTGGCTTCTATCGGAGTTTCTGCCACTGCCGATCCTTCTCAACTTGGAGGAAAAAAGAAATAACTTGATATGTTGACTTTAGTATGCTATGATGTTTTATGATTTTGTGAGGTGTAAAAATGAAAATAACAACCAATACTATTAATATTCTAAAGAACTTTTCCAAAATTAACCCCTCAATTCTCATTGAGGGTGGAAATTTTATCTGGACTGTTTCCCCAATCAAAACTATTATGGGTAAAGCCAAAGTTGATACAGATTTTCCATCTAGATTTGCTCTTTATGATCTTAATAGATTCATTTCTGTTCTTACTTTGTTTTCTGATCCAGAATTGACGTTCGAAGATAATTGCGTCAGTATTACTGATGGTGTTAGAAAAACCAAATATTATTATACAGATGAAAATAATATTAAAACACCACCAACCAAGAAAATTGTTCTACCATCAGAAGATGTGAAGTTTACAATAACAAATGAACAACTCAGAGAGGTTGAAAAAGCTCTTGGTGTTCTTGGATTGCCTGAGATAGTTTTTGTTGGGGATGGTGAAAAAATTTCCATTCAAGCTGCTGATAGTAATAAGAAAGGAAGTGATTATTTCTCCATCACTATTGGTGATACAGACAAAGAATTTAAAGCGGTTTTTAAGGCTGAGAATATCAAAATTCTTCCTGGGGAATACGAAGTTGTTATTTGTTCAAGGGGAATTTCATGGTTTGTTGGTAAAGATATAGAATATTGGATTACAGTAGAAAGTAATTCAGAATTTAATTGATCATCCTCTTAACAAAAAAGGATATATGTTATGATTAGCTCTGATTTTCTGTGGACAGAAAAATTTAGACCAAAAACTATTGATGATACAATTCTTCCTGATGAATTGAAAGCGGTATTCAATCAATTCATCAAACAACAAAATATTCCGAATCTACTTCTAACTGGCTCTTCTGGTGTTGGTAAAACAACAGTAGCAAGAGCTTTGCTAGAACAACTTGGTTGTGATTACATCATGATCAATGGTTCTCTTGATAGAAATATTGATACATTGAGAAATGAAATACAAAATTTTGCATCAACTGTTTCGTTCACTGGTGGTAGAAAATATGTAATTCTTGATGAGGCTGATTTCCTAAATTCTAATTCTACACAGCCTGCTCTTCGTAATTTTATGGAAGAGTTTTCAAGGAATTGTGGGTTTATTTTAACCTGTAACTTTAAAAATAAAATCATTCCTGCTATTCATTCAAGATGTTCTGTAATTGATTTTAATGTCTCCAAGAAAGAGACAGTGAAATTGGCATCACAGTTCATGAAAAGAATTTTCATGATTCTTGAAACTGAAAATATTAGTTATGATAAACCTGTGATTGTTGAATTAATCAACAAGTATTTTCCTGATTATAGAAGAATTCTGAATGAATTACAGAGATATTCTGCTACTGGAAAAATTGACACTGGTATTCTTACCAATTTAAGAGAAACTAATATCAAGGAGTTGATTTATCTTATGAAAGATAAAAACTTCTCTGAAATTCGTAAATGGGTTAAGAACAATTCTGATTCAGATGTAACAAGTCTTTATAATGAATTTTATGAAATGGCATCAGAATATTTCACCAAACCATCTGTGCCTCAGTTAATTCTTCATATTGCAACATATCAATATCAAAATGCTTTTGTTGCTAATACCGAAATTAATTTTGTGGCTTTTCTTATCATGGTAATGAAAGATTGTGAATTTGTATGATCGAACCTATTGATGTATTCTTTGAAAAAAGAGGTGAAGAAAATGTATCCACTCCTGAAAAATCAAAAAAAGGTTATGATTGGAGGTATGAAAATAGTATCAGATATGGCAATGAAAAATTAATTCTATCAGAGCAGGATGAAAAATATAATATATGGAGAGTAATTTCTATACTCTCCAATCATCCTTCTACTGTTTTTGAATCTAATATTGCAAATATGATGGGTCATATACCTCATCAGATGCATTATGATTATTTGTTTTATTCTATCAGAAAACAAAAAACGTATAGTAAAAAACAATCAAAGGAAGAGTATAATAAACAAAAGGAAGAAGAACGCCTTATTCAGTTAATTTCTGATTATTATAAATATAATATTACTAAAAGTAAAGAAGTATTGAAAATACTTTCTAAAGATCAATTGGAATTTATTAGAATAAAACAAGAAAAAGGTGGTGTTAAATGATAGAAACTTTAGTTGAGGTGAAAATAAAAGAGGAAGAAGATTTTCTTAAAATTAAAGAGACACTGACAAGAATTGGTGTTGCTTCAAGAAAAGAAAAAAAACTATTCCAATCTTGTCATATTTTTCATAAACAGGGAAAGTATTATATTGTCCATTTTAAAGAAATGTTTGCTATTGACGGCAAGCCTTTTAATTTCACGGACGAAGACAAAGCCAGAAGAAATAAAATTATTGATTTGTTGCAAGAATGGGGTTTGTTAACAGTAACAACTCCAAATAATATTTCTGATCCAATGGCATCTATGAGTCAAATTAAGATCATAAGTCATAAAGAAAAGAATGATTGGGTTCTTGAAACCAAATACAATATGGGTCGTGGTAAGAAGAAATAGATTGGAGAATTTTATATTATGTTTTCTATGTTCAAAAAAAGAGATAAAACACCAGCAGACGAAAAATTAGAAAAAATTAAAAATATGTTGTTTCCTGAGCTAGAAACTCAGGAAACACTTGACAATGAAGGCAAACTTTTTAAAATACAAATTGATCGTTCTGTTGATTCTAACTTAGATTCTGCTCTTACAGATTTACAAGATGGTAAAAATGATAAGGTAATTCAAGATACAATAACTGTTGTGATGAAACAACTTTTTCAGGTAAGACAAATTCTTGAAGCATATACAAATATTGATAAAGACGCCAAATATATAATAGTGGACAATCAAGATTTGGAGAACGGTAAAGATGAAATTGAAGCAATTGATAAGTGATATAGTAGAATCTGTTGATAAAATATCTAGTCTCAAAGCCGAAATTCTTATAGAAAAAAAGATTTCCTCTAATTATAGAGCATGTATGTCTCTAAACAAAAAATTAGATGAAGAAAAAGAAAACCTCGGTGAAAAAATCGAACTAGCCTTCAAAAAAACTCTTGACGACGCCGAGAATATGAGCTATACTTCTGGCGTTGAATGTGAGGAGAAACCAATGAACGACTACATTGATATTCAGGCTCAAGATTCTTCGGGTTTGTGGAGGACATACCGTTCTACTATTAATACTAGTTTTATGGTAACTTCTGCAATGCGTGAACTGCAAGAAAACTTTCCAGAAAGAAGAATTCGTGCAGTTGATTCAAATGGTAGACTTATTGATATTTTATAATAAAAGGAACTGAAAACATGATGACAAACCAAGCAAAGCGCGTCTTTGAGGCGCTAGTTACTAAGCGTGAAATGCTAACTGCAAAGCAAATCCGTTCTCGTTTTAACATCGCTAATCCATATGATGCAGTTTATCAGCTTCGTATGGCTGGTGTTGAAATTAATCAGGGGTCTTTTACAGACACCAAAGGTCGTGTAAAGAATAAGTATTTTCACGGCAAGAATGCCTAAAAAAAGGGGGATGAAAATCCCCTAAATATGGATCGGTAGCTCAGAGGCAGAGCAGCGGGCTTTTAATCCGCGTGTCGAGATTTCGAAATTCTCCCGATCCTCCATTTTGAAGCAGCGCAGGTCCGGTGACCAGTCTAGCCTCATAAGCTAGTATGTAGCAACGTTCAACTCGTTGGTCTGCTACCATTTTATTTCTGAGTAGCACAGCGGTAGTTGCCCCTGACTGTTAATCAGGTTGTCGTAGGTTCGAATCCTACCTCAGAAGCGCCCATATAGCACAACGGTAGTGCAACTGATTTGTAATCAGTAGGTTGGGAGTTCAAATCTCTCTGTGGGCACCATTCTTTATGCCCCAATAGCTTAATTGGAATAGAGCAACAGGCTTTCAACCTGTGGGATGCGAGTTCGAGTCTCGTTTGGGGCACCATTTTTTAACAGGGTGTAGCTCAGTCTGGTAGAGTGCTTGTTTTGGAAACAAGAAGTCGTTGGGTCGTAGCCAACCATCCTGACCATTTTGCCTGTATAGCTCAATTGGTTTAGAGCAGTTCCTTCATACGGAAAAGGTTGGTGGTTCAATTCCATCTATAGGCACCATTAAATGCCGCTTTGGTGAAGCTGGTGCTCACGTGCCCCTGAAGAGGGTGAGAATCTGGTTCGATTCCAGAAGGCGGCACCATTTATTAGGAGTGTTCTGAGGTTGGCTCCTCAAAGAGTTTGCTAAACTCTAGTGGCCGAAAGGTCAATGGTTCGATGCCATAACATTCCGCCATATGTTCCTATAGCAAAATGGTTAATGCGCGGGACTGCAAATCCTTGAGGTCTTGGTTCGAATCCGAGTGGGAACTCCAATTTTGTGCTTGACTTTCCTGGCTAAATAGACGATAATGCTTTCATGGATGAGCGGCTACGACGGTGGAGTAGCACTGGACTGTAAATCCAGCACATCAGAAACACCGGGAGTTCGAATCTCTCCTCATCCACCAACTCTAACATCAAACAAAAGGAACTATATATTATGTCGGCAAATCAAGGTGAATGGCGTATCACTCATACTTCCAACCAAGCTGATCTTTTTCGTCGTAAGACTAATTGGGTTGGTATGACTTCTTGGAATCATATTGGAACATATGATACTGTAGATCAAGCAAAGGGTGTTGCTAGGGATATTTTTGTCAATGAAGAGAAGCGTCGTGTGAAAGAAGTGTTCTTCGATCCTGCTGTTGAATTCAAGCAAGATGCTGCTTAATCAGGAGAAATATGATAATTTGATGAGTACTTCGAAGCAAGCCATTGAAAAATGGGGTGTAGAAGCACAAATTCAACAAATGATTGAAGAGTCTTCTGAATTGATTTGTGAACTTGCGCGGATTAAAAGAGAAGGCAGAACTTCACCAGAGCAAATTACAGAAGAAATGGTTGATTGTTATATCATGATCCATGAAATGATTTGTGTATTTGGTGATGATCTTTTTAAATATATGTTTGATAAAAAGATGGATAGATTTATTAAGAAATTGAATGACTAAATACTATTGTAAGATTTGAATACGATTGGGAATTTCTTGGTCGTCGTGATGTCAAACTTCATTCGAACCAAATCGTGAGGTTCAGCCTATTGAGTTTGTAGAAATACAAATCTATCGAGGTTTTGAGTGATTGTACCAGCGTAGCAAATCAACACTCATTTTTTGCGGACAGACAGGTGAAGGGGCCACCAACAGCCTTCCAAGCTGATCCGAAAGGGCGGAGTTCGACTCTCCCTGTCCGCTCCAAAATTTTAATGATAATTAATGAAAGAATAATGATATGGCAGACCAAATTTCAAATTTAACAAGTGATCAAGCTGTATTTTACACTTTTCCAAACAATGGTGTATTGTTTAGTAGAGTACCAGATGATATTATGAATAAAGTATATGAAATAACTGACGGTGCTGTTGCTAAAAATTTCGAAGGTGCTGTTGAGAAACACATCACTGCGAATATTCAAAGAGAGTATGATTTTACTATAGAGTTAGCACCAGTTCTTCTAGATTATATTAATAATCTAATTGCTATTCATGATCAACGTTCACAACCACATCATATTGGTCAAGTTGTTAATGTTGCATCACATCCAAGAAATTTTAAATTTAAAGATGTTTGGGCGAATTTCCAAAAGAAACACGAATTTCACCCACATCATATTCATGGTGGTGTTTATTCATTTGTAATTTGGGCTAGAATACCATATAATGTAGAAGATGAAATAGCAGTGTTTCCAAATGCTACATATAAATGTGCTTCTATGTTCACATTTTATTATACAGATATTCTCGGTCAAGTCAGAAGTCATCCAGTACCTGTAGACCATTCATATGAAGGTATTATCTGTTTGTTTCCAAAAGGTCTTGGACATTCAGTAAATCCTTTCTATACTTCTGATGAATATAGAATTGCTGTTTCTGGTGATATTGTAATGGATACAGATTGAGGATTAGAACATGGAACATTTTTTTCAAAAAGTTGAAGGTTGGTTTAATTATCCTGATATGTTTTCTTATGCTGTTCAACATGCTCCCCAGGAAGGACATTTCGTTGAGATTGGAACATGGAAGGGACAAAGTTCTGCCTTTCTTGCTGTAGAAATTATAAATAGTGGTAAGAAAATTAAATTAGATTGTATTGATAATTTCTCTGGTTCTGTTATTGAGCCAGGACAGATGTTGGATAGAGATAATCAGGCTGGTCGTCTTTATGATGTATTCATAAATAATATGAAACCAGTAGAAGGTCACTATACCGCAATTAAAGGTGATTCATCTGAAACTGCGTCTTTGTATGCAGATGAAAGTTTAGATTTTGTTTTTATTGATGCTTCTCATGATTATGAATCTATAAAAAAGGATATATCTGCTTGGTTTCCTAAAGTGAAAATTGGTGGTCTTTTTGCTGGTCACGATTATGCTCAACCATATCCTGGCATTGTTCGTGCAGTAAATGGATTGCTTGCAAAAGAACATGTTCAGGTGTTTCCTTCGACTTGTTGGTTTACAACTAAACAACATAAGGAAATGTCTGAGATTAAAGAACAAGTTTGGTCTTATAGAACTTAGGAAAGGTGGCCGAGTGGTTTAAGGCAGCGGTCTTGAAAACCGCCAGAGACTAATAATCTCTCGTGGGTTCAAATCCCACTCTTTCCGCCATAGCTCCTTAGCTCAACTGGCAGAGCAACAGACTTTGAATCTGTGGGTTTCTGGTTCAAATCCAGAAGGGGCTTCCAATTCGGTGTAGCTTAGTGGTCTAAAGCTCTGGTCTCCAAAACCAGGATCGTGGGTTCAAATCCCACCTCCGATGCCATTATGGTGATTGTAACTCAATGGTAGAGTGGTGGATTGTGAGTCCATTGGTTGCGGGTTCAAATCCCGTCTTTCACCCCAAATTTTAAGGGCTTTTAGCTCAGATGGGAGAGCGACGGCTTTGCAAGCCGTAGGTCATCGGTTCGATCCCGATAAGGTCCACCAATATGCTCGGTTAGCTCAGTTGGTAGAGCGTCTGCTTTACACGCAGAATGTCGGCGGTTCAAGTCCGTCACCGAGTACCATATGCCCGTGTAGCCCAATGGCAGAGGCAGCAGATTCAAACCCTGCTCAGTGTTGGTTCAAATCCGACCACGGGTACCAAATTTTCCTGGTGTGGCTGAGAGGGGAGGCACTCGGTTGATAACCGAGACAAGGTTGGATCGTTACCAACCGCCAGGACCATATACTATGCCCGTGTAGCCCAACTGGTAGAGGTGCTAGTCTTAGAAACTAGATGTTGTTGGTTCAAATCCAATCACGGGTACCATTATATAATAGGAGATAATATGAAAAAATTCATTCTTGCTGCAATTCTAACTCTATCAACATTCACCGCTGTAAAAGCTGCCGAAGATACTGGTTTTTATGTTGGTGGAAATCTTGGAACAACTGTTAACAACAACCAACGTGTTGATCTAGGATTTAATACAGGTTATCAATTTTCACCTTTTGTTCGTGGTGAATTGACATATGACTATCGTAAATTCGAACGTTCTAATAATAATGTTATGGTAAATGCGATTGTTCAACTACCAACAGGAACGCCGTTTACACCTTATGTTCTTGCTGGTACTGGTATTGCTGTTTCTGGGTCACAATCTGAAATGGCATACAACGTAGGCGGTGGTCTTAGGGTTGCTGTAACAGACAACGTAGAACTTGATACTCGTTATCGTTATACTGATACTTTTAAGGCAAATGCTTTTAATAGACCAGGAGATAACAGTTTCACGTTGGGTGTTAACTACCGTTTCTAAAATTAAAGGGAGCTTCGGCTCCCTTTTTTATGTGAAAATTTCCAATACTCTGTTGACATATTTTCCTCTATCTTCAACAAAGGTCTGTGGATGATCACCATCTACTGATATAAGAATTACAATTTGTGGAATTTCTATTCCATACAATCTTTCAAACATCATAGAATAGATAGTGGATTGAAGAAAATAACCTTCAATCCACTCTTTCTTTTTTGTTTTCCTTGATGTCTTAAAGTCAATAACACTACGAATACCATCAAACTCAGCAACAAGGTCTGTTCTACCAGCAGCTTTTAATGCTTTAGAATATAGTGGTAATTCAACCCCATATATGTTATCAACATACTTGTCCAAAATTTGTTGGATATCTATGAAAGAAGCTATGTTTGCTGGCATAGCCCCTTTCTTATAATCAGGTTCATTTAATACATATTTCTCTGCAATTGAATGTAATGCTGTTCCTCTTCTTGAAGCTTGTGCAGTTATCTTAGCTGCTTCTACTTCACCGACTCTTTTCTTCCATTCAAATAGAGCAGTTTTATCAAGTTTTTCAGATAAAACCGTAGTAACTGATTTTAACTTAATACCATCAGGAAGCACGTAGTATCTGCTTCCTTCGATGTTTTCAGTTGTCAGTTCAAACGGTTCTACAAAATTGTGTTTAAATAATTTACGCTGCAATTTTCAATCTATCCTTCTTTTACAATTTTCGCCATGCCATCTTTTAAATGTATGAGGTTTAAAATTATTATTACAAAAAATACAAGTTATTTTCTCTCTATTTAAAGATTTTTCTCTCATGATATTTTTATATTCATCAGTATGTTTTAAATTTTTAAATGATGGTATTTTTCTTTCCCCATTTTCATATTGTTTTTTTCTTGATTCAGAAAGTTTTCTTCTTCCTTCAATAGAATATTTTAAACCAATTCTACCTTCCGCCATTCTTCGTTTTTCTTCTTCAGTTCTTTTTATTCCTTTTTTCATCGAAGGTTTGCCTTTTTGTGATAAAGACATTTTCAATCTAACTTCTTCTCTTTTTGAAGGATTTTTATTTCCTTTTATTCGTTCGCTCATTATTTTTCTCATATTTTGTGTTTTTGAAGGATTTAAATCTCCATAAGCAAATCCAATAGAATTATTATTAAAATTCATACAATTAATTTCATTTATATGTTCTTTAATTAATTTGGACTCGGCTATTTTTAAATCTTCAAAATTATCATAAAAGGACAAAATTTCTTTAATTATAGATTCTTTATTTTTTAATGATTTTATCCATTTACCAGAACCGATATAACCATCATTAAGTCTTTTTGTACTATGTCTACCTACATAGTATTTACCAGATTTTATTGATACTTTATAAGTATAGTGATACATATTAGTTCTCCTTCTATGTATCACTATTTATATTATATAATCTTTTACCAACTATTAGGCTGCTATTTTTAATTTGTCTTTCATTATGATATAGTCTTTAACTAATTGGCTTCTGCATATATCATTTTCATTGAAGTCAATAAATGTAAAAGATTTCATTCTCTGTATAATCTTCATGAAATCATGTAATCCATTTCTATCATTATCTCTAATAAAATCTGATTGTCTGAAATCTCCACAGAAAATAATTTTACAATTTCTACCAACTCTGGTAATAACTGAATCTAGTTCATGTAGAGTGCAGTTAGCAATTTCATCAACCACAATGATAGCATCATTGATAGTAACACCACGAATAAAAGATGTACTTATGAAATCAACAATATTTTTTGATTTTAGATATTCGTAAGCATCGCCTCTACCAAAAAGCTCCGTACATATAGCATAGTACGGAGCTTCATATACTTTGGCTTTTTCTTTTTGTGATCCTGGTAGAAACCCCATATCTCTTGTGGGCACTACACTTCTTACTAAGATAAGTTTTTTGTAATCACTATCTTTGTTTAATATTTCATCCAATGCAAGATATATAGAAATAAAACTTTTTCCAGTTCCTGCTATTCCATGCAACATCATGTTTTTACCTTGATTGTATGCCTGGAAAGACAATTTTTGATTTTCTGTCAAAGGTTCTATAGTTTTTAATGTAAAATTTAATTTCTCCGAAGTTTGATTACTATTTTGTTGACGTTGTGCTCTACGTTCTTTTCTAGATAGCTTTCTATTTTCTTGCATGATTACCTTTAAAACGTGTTTATAGTACTCCTACTGATACCCCGAGAATAATTTTTCTTCATATCTGTTAATAAGTCCCGGAATCCTTGGTCTGGTTTTCCCATGCCGCGCCCAGAATGTATAAGCGGAGCACCATTTAAAAGTTGAACAATATTGGGATTTTCTTTCAAATAATCATCTAGAGCCGAGATTGTCATAAAATCTTCGAACTCCTCACCAGTTTCATTGTTTAGAAATTTATATGTTGGCATTAATCTAAATCATCTTCCAAGTTTAATAGACCATCAATATTTTTTGTACGAAGAGCGTGTTCAAATCTTTTTTTTCTGTGTTTGTTTTGTTTTGGTTGACGAGGACGATAATCTTCTTCATCATCCCAATCCTTATTACGATCTTCGAAACGTGTTTTCTTATTCTTGTTCATCTTTAATTAGCCCTGGAAGTCCTTCTTTTACATTTTGGATAGTGATACCTTTGCAAAACATTTTCTTGTCCTTCATAGCGACAAGCATTTTTGCATCTAATGGATCGACATTTTCTAACAATTCAATAAACATCTGTTCGCGTTTTATTTGTTTAAGACCTGGATAAACACCTTTAACGAAATATTGAATTTTGCGCGCTTCTCTGAATAAAACGCTTTGTTGATCAACGAGAGTGTTTGGTTTATAAGGAGGTTCGCCAGGAGGTAATTCAAATTCAATTCCTGGGTCAAAAATTCCTTGTAAAACAGTTCTCATAGCAACGTGATCGTTTACTCTTAACGCTTCTGCTTTTTCTTGGTTGGTTTTCAATTTACCAACCTTCTCTAAAAATTCAGCAATACCTACAGCCATTTAAAACTCCATAATATGTTCAGTTAACGTTTTCATTCTATTATTGATAAAATAATTTAATAGTTTTGATCTATCTTTACCAGTTTGATCATTAAACTGTTGTATAACAGTATCATGAATATGAGAAGGTGTGAAAGACAAGTCAATCAATTGCTCATTTCTTTTATAGTTTCTCTTGAGATTGTTATCCATCAATTCAACATCTGTATTTATGTATTGGTCAATTTTTCTAGTAGTAAGAGGTTTTTGACGCTCACCGATAGCTAAACAATTATCAGATGAAAGAACATTTGGAATACCATCACCAGAATCACCACGAAGAATATGCTCTTTCAGAAAAAGAGTTGGGTTGTCATGGGATATCCATTTTTTACGAACTGGATCATATTGTTTTACATTAGGATATACATGTAATTGAATAAAATCTTTGTCACCGGATAGAATTAAGATAGGCTCTCCATCAAATTCACCTTGACCAAATTCACCCACAAGAATACCAATGATATCATCAGCTTCTGCTGTTTCTACATCAATAACTCTATAAGGAAAATATTCTTTCAATTCATAACGAATTTCATTCAGACATTCAAACACAGCCTTCCAATCCAAGTCTGAATTTTCTATATTCTTTTTACGGTTTGCCTTGTAATAAGGAAAAATGTTTTTTCTCCAACAATTAGTATTATCACAGGTAATTACAATTTCACCATATTTATCACCAAATTTTTGACGATATGATCTCAATGAATTGAATACCATATGTCTAACTATACTTGGTTCAATTTTTGCATTTGTATGTTTACCAAGCTGGGAAAACAAATTGGAAAGCATGACCTGATGTAGATCAACAATAATCACGATTCACCTTCTTTACTGTTAAGTTCTATTACTAAAGAGTCTTTAATTTTTAAAGATAGAGGATTTGAAGATTCAAAATAAAAAAGATTGTTTGCTATTTTTTGGAACGGGTGATACATATCATATCTCTTAGACATGAGAGACCTTATTGATTCAACAATAAACGCACCATCTTTTATATCTTCTGATTCATCCTCTGAAAGAAATCCAGCAATTTCTAGTTGATTAAACAAATTCGGAATCACTAAAGCAATAGTCTCTTGTATATGGTATTGTTTCAATAATTCTAATCTATCTTCTATTTCTTCTTCATTTATTCTTGAAGGGTCTATAGAACTTTTGGGGAAAGAAATTACATTATTTGAATATTTCATCATTCCTTCAATCAACAGCCATTATGTCGCTGCCTTTATTTGTAAATTTAAAATCATACACTTTACATTCAGTTTCAAATTGAATAGATTTAATAACTTCTTGTTTCTTTTCTACAGGAACATAGAATATAAAAAAACCTCCGCCACCTGCTCCAAGCAGTTTACCACCTAAAGCCCCAGAAGTCAAGGCTTTTTCATAAACCATGTCAAAATAATCTTGAGAAATTTCTTTTACAATGTTTTTTTTGTCCATCCATGCTTCATGAAGCAAAGCACCAAAACTATCTACATCACCATATTGAAGATATTTATGAGCCAAATAAGCTTTATCTCTTCCTTTTTTGACCAGATTAAATTTATCCTGATCTTCCATAGCTTTTTGGTGTTTTTGTAAAATTTGGTTTGCTGATCTTCCTTTACCACTATAAACTAATAGAATTCTCTCCTGTAGTTTATTTAAAGTCTTTGGTTCCAATTCTAAATTATTCACAATAACATCGTCGTTTTGAAATTTGAAAAGATTGAAACCACCAAACGCAGCAGCATATTGATCTTGTTTACCTACAGGATAACCACACTTATCCATTTCAATATTACATGCGACATCAGCTAAAAATTTTGGTGAAGAGACTTGCCATTTATAAGAAGATAGAACGTTTATTAAACCAACTGTAAAAGCAGAGGAAGAACCAAGACCAGAACCTTTTGAAAGAATATCTGATATTGAAGCAATAGTTAATTCTTTGTTGCAGTTGAAATATTTTAAACTTTCTTTTGTTATGAGATGTTGCATTTGTTCAACATCAGGAACTTCTTCAATAGAATCATACATAACCTTAATGCCAAGGTGTGGAGTTTTATGTAACATTACATAAATGTATTTGTCTATAGTTGCTGAAAAAGCAGCGCCCTCTTCCTTTTTATAGAAAGAAGGCATATCACTACCACCACTAAAGAAACTGATACGTAAAGGAGTTTTAGAAATTATCATGATGTTTTATACACAAATTGTTGTTTAGGAAACATTCTGCTTTCAGGAGTTGAATAAGTGTTCAGTAACTCTCTTAACATATTTTCCCATTTTTTTGCAATTATATTCAAACTATATCTATTATCAACAAATATTTTATTAAATCTAATCATTGAATCATGATGGTTATTCTTAACATAATTAATTGATGCCTCTAGGTGTGAAGCAAATATATTAGCATGTTTATCTAAATTATGATTTCCCTGATACATGATATTCAAAGAACCGGAAGTTTCTGGTAATGCTCCATTATTTGGATGAACACAGACAAGACCGGCTGACATAGCTTCAAGCATAGCCCTACAACTTGTTTCTGTCCAAATGCAAGGATATGCAAATATATGACATTTGTTTAAATGGTCTTTCAATTCTTTATTTGGAACAAAACCATGATAAGTCATTTTTGGATGGTTTCTGATCCTATCATATAGAGGTTCAAAGTTTTTGTCCACTTCATCCCAACCATAAATTTTAAAACTAGAAAACACGTCTAGATGAATGTCTGGATACTTGTTTGAAAGAAAATCAAATACAGGAACAAGAATTTCTAATCCTCTTTGCGGAGTAGATGTATAGACCAATCTAATTGTTTCTTTATCTTTTTGTTCAAACACATTGTCTGATGCTGGTTCAATTCCTGACTCAAGAACAATAGAATTTTCATCGTATGGAAAACCATGTATCAATTGATATCTTTGGTATTGCCAATTACTAATGAAAACAAATTTATGGAATTTATTTCTGAAATCAGATGATCCAAATTGTTTAGATTCTGGGTCTTCTGGTAAATCATGAGCAAAAAATACTCTAATCTTGGATTCATCTAATTCTCTCACTCTTGAAGAGATAATCTGAAAATGACTCTTCAAATCAGGATCAATTAAATCTTGTAGAGTTCTTTTTGCAATTTCAGTTCCACCATTTGCATTTTTTGAGATTTCATTTTCTTCAAACATTAGATTGAAAATCCTGATTTTGTTGCATCATCATAAAACATTTTAACAGTTTCAAGTGA